TTTCAAATTACTTCAAATTAAGCAACGTCTTTTTTCTTTGACTTTGTTTCCGAACCATCGTTAATGTCGATGATCTTTGGTTTAGAAGATTCTGGAATAAACTTTTCTAACCAAATCTTCAGCATACCATTAATCAGATCAGCATTCTTAACTTCGATTGTATCAGCGAGAGTAAATCTATGTGTAAATGCTCTGTCTGCGATACCATTAAAGATATAATCATTCTGTTCATTCGACTTGATGGATCCTGAAATTACCAGGGTACTGTCTCTCAATTCAAGTGTAATATCGTTCTTTGAAAACCCTGCTAATGCCACTTCAATTACATAGGTGTTTTCATCGGTCTTCTTGATATTGTAAGGTGGGTATGTTGGAACAGTTGGAAGTGTTCCTGCATTGAATTTCTTGATTCTATTCACAAGGTCATCAAAACCAATAGCACCCTTTGTTAGGGAAGGCCAAATTTTATCTAGATCGTTTGTCATGCTTTTAAACTCCTCTTTAAGCAAGTTTTGGTGTTTTCCACTCCCATTAGGCAAGTGGTTGGGGAACGCAACACCTATCACCCCAACTCTGTATTTATACTATACTGCTTCTTCTTTGTCAAGCTTTTTCTCAGTCTTGACCTTTTTTTCCTTTGAAACACCAGTGGAACCCATACCACCATCCCTGCTGGTCTTCTTAGCAGGACGTTCGGTAGTTTCTTCCATTGTGTATGTTTCCAACTTAATCAATTCCCCCTGAGCAAGTCTGTCACCATTCTGGAAAGTAATCCCAAGCAATGAGGTATTGTGGATAAGTAGGAATAGTTCCTCAACATAATCCGAGTCAACAATACCTTCCAAATTCGCAAGAATAATACCTTTCTTGAATGATAGACCAGACCTTGGATGGACTCTGACTGAGTATCCTTCAGGGATATCCATGATCAAACCGGTAGGAACCATAACTCTTTCGCCGGAAGCAATATGAATTGAAGCGGTGGAGAAATTTCTCTTTATTGGTGAATTGAAAGAATTAAATCCTTCATAGTGAGTTTTACCATCTTGTCTAAAGCAAATATCAAAACAGGCACTTTGCTCTGTCTGAAACTTTGGTAGTTCAATGTCTGGGTGTGTCTTATAAAATTTTAGTTTTGTCATTCGGTATATCACCTCTCAAAATAAAGTCAGTATAAAGATTTGCTATTTTTAACACCGATATTAGTGGTGCATTTGGATTTTGTGGTAGTAGTAGTTTAATCATTTCCAATCTCACCGACTGTTCAACTACTAGTTCATTAGGTCCCACGACAACCCCATGTGCTGTATAAGATTCAAAATCCGGTTTCACACTCATAATTTATTCCTTTCGCTGTATATTCTTTCCAAATGTATATTTTGCCACTAATTGCCACTCTGGTTTTTCTTTATGAGTGATGATTTTTATTTGATTCAAAGGTGCGACTGGACTCACAGTTTTGGCTGGGTTAACTATTTCCACCAGTCCCCATTCCTCAAGAAGGTTTGCTATCGTATTTAACCTAGCTCTATCGTCTTCTGAAAAGTCAGAATTCTTACCATCTAATAGGAACATTTGTTTGAAATGAACAATTGCATATCTACCCTGTTTGTGTAGAATATGGCAAGATTGATAGAGGATTTTGTCCTTTTTTGGTGCGACCCCGATACGTGTTAAGGTTTCCCTAACCTTTAGGAAGTCATCTTCGTTATGAAGCTTTACCTCTATTAGCTCCTTGAATAGTTCGTCTATGTTTTGGACCATTTTCACTTCCACCTTTATATATTTTTGTTCTTATTTCATCAATTTGGGCAGAAGTCAGGACTGTCATAGCTTGCTTGGCCTTTTCGTTAGAATAGTTAAAATATTCTTTGATAATTTCCAAATCTTCAACAGTTTCGCGCTTTTGCCATTTTTGAAAAGGTCTCTTGTATGACCTAATGGTATTTAGATAAAAATCAAACTGAAGCTTCCGGTCCAGATTAGGCAACCTGTTCATTTCATTGGCAAACATAATACAATCATAGTGATAGGATAATGCTCTATTTACAATGAATGGCACATAGTCTTTTTCCTCTTCCAGGACATTTTGCTTGGTTTGCAGTATAGCAGGGATAATTTCCTTAAATAGGTCTGCCATCAGTCTTCCTCTTCCTCTCCGATACTATGCACAGCTTCCAGGTCTTGAGATTGTTCTATAGTATATTCTGCCTTCAATGTGCGGGTATTTGCCTTAACGTCATAAACCTCATACCTAGGTAAAATGGGTTCTTGTGGTTCAATCGTTGTATAAACTGGGTTTGGTAACTTGAGCATTTGAGCACGAGAAAACTCAGGAACAAGGAATCCATCCTTGTCTTTGTTTGAATGTGCCAAAGCAAATACCATATTCCAATTTCTACCAGATGGTAAGGTTGTATAAGGAACTACTGTGATGTGTGATGAAAAATTATCAACCTTTGCTGGGTTAGGAATTTCCATAAACATCTTTGTGAACCATCCATCAACCGCATCATGCCCAGAACCACACCTCTTATCATAGAAGATATCCTTAAAGAATTCAGAATCCTTCCTCTTCAGAGCCTCGATAATACCCAGAACAATAGGTGCAACTGAAAAAGTCAAGAAATGAGCAAGTGAGCTACCAATAGAATTGAAGTTTACAATCAATTCATTCAGGCATTCATATAACTTGTCCCAATCATCCAGAGTACCAGTTACCTTAATTGATATGAAACCACACAGAAGCATCATATAATTGTAGTAAGGTGAGCATGTTTCCAGGAACGCGGCAAGTGTTGCCATTCTGGAATTCTCAGTGGTTGTAGAAAACTTTGGAAGGAATGCCTTTGTATTTGTAGGCACAAGTTCCATCAGTTTATCATAGATTGCATCCATTCTCAGAGGTTCTTCCTCTGAGGAACAAGGAACAATAATACTAACCTTACCTGGTTGTCTTGTGAATAGACTTCTGTGTTCCTCTGGAAATTTCTTCACATGCTTCGCAATTTCACATGTAATTGTATACCAAAAAATGTCTGGTGTCAATACAATTTTTCTATGCATTGCGTATGAGGAATTGAGATAAGATAGATAGTTTATGTGGAACATATCTGCTTTTTCAGGAAGGTCTGTGTAAAAGACCTTCTCTGTTTCTGTGATAGTCCTATTGCGAGTAATATTGTCATACCGCGTAGTATATGCACCATCAGAGTAGAATCTTTGTAGGATCCTATCTCGTGGCAGAGCATACATATCTTCTTTTTCTTCCAACTTAAGGTCAAGATCAAAAACTGTCATAATAAAATCCTTATTTCATAGCCTCTGTATATTTTTTACCTGCACCAGTTTCTATCAATTCATAGAGGAGCAATCTTTGCTCCCTAGATATTTTAGAAATGTTTGAATATATCCACTTACAATAACTTTCATCAGATATCCAATAGGAATTCACATTCAACCATAATTTCAGTCAACATTGCAACCATGTTTATTTCTAAATCACTGACAAATGCTGCCTGATACTGATACCTACCAATGATCACAACACATTGAGGAATACTTTCTGGTTTCAGAAATTCACTCATGCCATTGTAAATCTTTCGATTGATTGTTGCCTGGTCTGTATCTGAGTTTAGTGTTACCCATTTACGCATACCAGACCAATTCTTGTCTTTCAATAGAGCAACAAGATCAGAGATATTCTTGATTGCATTGATTTGAGCAAGAGTGGTTTCATCGATCTTTCCAGTCGATGAATACCTTTGCAACTCATTTACAATTCGTCTGAAGTCGGGAAAATACTTCTCAACAATTTTCACAAGAACATCTTGCTTATATTCCACATTCTGTTCTTTGAGAATTGCACAAAGTCTCTTATAGAACAATGATGCCATCTTTGGTTTTTCTTCACTTCTAAGTGTGAAGTCAATTACCGCAGAACGTGAGTGGATTGCTTCAATAATCTTTGCCTTGTAATTGCAAGTCAGAATGAAGGTACAATTCTTTGAGAATGCCTCGATTGCACCTCTCAATGCCTTTTGTGCTTCATGTGAAAGACCATCGGCCTCGTCCAAAATGATTACCTTTCTATCACCCATCAATGATACTGTGGATGCATAGTTGGTAATCTTGTTTCGGATTGTGTCAATACCACTTTCTTCGGACGATTTGATAAACATGTAGTTGATGCCGATTTCCTCACACATTGCAATTGCAATTGTGGTCTTACCGACACCTGCTGTACCTGTCAATAGGAGATTTGGAATCTCTCTTTTATCCACGTAAGATTGGAATACAGACTTCAACCTATCTGGAAGAATGCATTCCGCCACAGTCTTTGGACGATATATTTCAGTCCACAGAAAATCTTTCATAATATATCCTTCGATTATTTTGTTAGAAGAAGTGCGTAGAAGTCCTCGAAATTCTTTGTTTCTTCCATTTCTTCATTG